CCACACCGTCGCGCACGGCGTCGCGTCGTGCGCCACCCCCAAGGCCGTGCCATCCGGGCTCCAGGCGATGCCACGGCCGACGCCCGCCGGGAGCGTGACGGGGTTGGCGTACTTGGCGCCGAAGCCTGCGGCCCACGGCCACGCCGTCACGAACGGCGTCGTGTCGTGCGCCACCCCCAAGGCCGTGCCGTCTGGGCTCCAGGCGATGCCACGGCCGATGCCCGCCGGGAGCGTGACGGGGTTGGCGTACTTGGCGCCGAAGCCTGCGGCCCACGGCCACGCCGTCACGAACGGGGCGGTGGCGTGCGCCACGCCAAGCGTCGTGCCGTCAGGGCTCCATGCGATGCCAAAGCCGATGCCCGCCGGGAGCGTGACGGGGTTGGCGTACTTGGCGCCGAAGCCGTCCGCCCATTCCCACGCCGTCACGAACGGGGCGGTGGAGTGCGCCACGCCAAGCGCCGTGCCATCGGGGTTCCATGCGATGCCGTTGCCTTGGCCCGTCGGGAGCGTAGTTGGAGTGGCCACCCGGTAGATGAGCCGCCCGGTCGCAGGATCGCGCCGGTACACGGACACGAAGGGCGTCGTGGCGTGAGCGACGCCCATGTAGCGTCCGTCCGGCGAGTAGGCGATGCCATTGCTCAAGTTCGCCGGGAGCGTAAGTGGATCAGCGATCTTCACGCCGATGGCCGCGCGGGCGGCGATGATGCCGCTCGCGTGCAGCAGCTCCACGGCGGCTACGGTGCCGGGCGCGATATAGGAGACCGGCGCACCGTCTTTCCACTCCACGTCGCCCGGCAGATAGGCCCGGAAGGCCGTGCTGCCGTCCTGCACCAGCAGCAGCGTGTAGCGCATGCCGGGCTGCGGGTTGGCGAACGTGATCAGGCAGTGCCCGGTGAGGGTGAGCTTCTGGTAGGGGCTGTCAGTCCAATCGATGGTGATGGCGGCGCCACTGTTTCCGGCGTCGAACAGCACCCGGCCCAGCGCCCTCCCGAGCTGATCCTGCTGCCCCTTCACCAGCGCGATGCCGGCGCCCTCGATGACGGTGGCCAGCTCCTCCTGCACGTCGTTGGACCAGTCGTCGGTGACCGTCGTTGGGGCCACCCCCATCTGCGGGTCGCCCTCGGTGAACAGGTTCTGCGCCGTAGCGCCGGGTCCGTCGATCCTGTGCATTGGGTTCGCTCGCTGGTTGTGACCCTCTCCTCTTGGAGAGGGTGCGCCGGCAGAGCCGGCGCGGGTGAGGCTACGCGCTCCAGTCGAAGGTGACCGCCGTGTGCGACGGCTTGAGTTTGACGAACAGGGCCTCCAGCTCCGCTTGCAGCTCCGCCGGCGTGGCGGCCGGGCCGCTGACCAGCCAGGTGAAGCGCCAGGTGCCATTGTAGAGGGCCTCGCCCACGGTGCTGCGCCCCACCTGGAAGGGCAGGTAGGTGCTGATCGTGATCGTCACGCCGGCCGCGGCCGCCAGGCCCAGAAAGTACGCCACGCTGACCCCGCCCTGGGCATTCATGGCCGCCACGATGGCCGCCCGGCGCTCCGCGTCCGTGCCCTCGCCGGCGAGGCCGAAGTCCAGCTCCCACTCGGGCAGCAGCTCGCCGGCGGTGCGGGGGTCGGCCTCCTCGATGAGGTCTCCCGCGCGCGCGTCGGCCCGCGCGAACTCCTCCGCCCAGCCGTCCAGCAGCGCCGTCAGCACCGCGTCCTCGTCCCGCGGCCAGGCCGCGCCCGGGGGCAGCAGCCCTTGCAGCATGCGCCGGTAGTCGGCCTGGGCTATTGCCATGTGATCACCCCCGGCACGGCTAGTTCATTTGCGCTATGCACGACGTCCGCGACCGGCGAGACCAGCGTGTAGTTCGTCCAGCCCTCGGCGGCGGCGATGGCCCGGTGAATCTGCGCCAGGTAGAGCGTCGCGCCGGGCACGGCCTCGTCCTGGAGCATGTCCTCGATCTCCGTCTCGATGGCCGCGCGCAGCTCCGCGGTGTCGGGCGCGATCTCCAGCGTGAGGTCCAGCGCCACGGCCACCGGGGCCAGGGCGTAGACCGTCGCGGTGACCGGCGCGCGCTCGTCGATGTACGCCTGCACGGCGTCCACCAGGGCCTGGTCGGGGATCGGCCCGCCGGGCGCGTTGTCCGCCGCGATGAACACGCCCACCGTGCCCCCGCCCAGCCACAGCGGCTCGACCCAGGCCCGCGTCACGCCGGCCACCTCCAGCGCCCAGCGCTCGTAGTCGTGATCGGCGCCGCCAGCGGGCGGGTTCTGGAGGCGCTGGAACAGCCGCGCGCGCAGCTCGTCGTCGCTCTCGATGTCGAAGCCGCCCGTGAGGCCGTCCACGTCCGCCGTGGCGTCGCTGTCCACGCCGGCGATGGGCGAGACCAGGCTCAGCGTGGAGCCCGCGTCCGTGTTGCCGGCGAGCCCCGCCTCGACTGCCTCCACCGGCACCGTGGCCTCGCCCGGCGTGGGATCGCCGATCTCCGCCGCGGCCGTGCTGGCGAAGCGCGCGCCGTCCGAGCGCTGCCACTCGGTGCCCAGCGGGATCGCGGTCGTGTCCGTGCCCGTGGCCACGATGTCGCCGGCCGCCGGCACGGCCACCTTGCGCACGATCCCGTAGGGCGCGCAGAGCCGCTCCAGGTAGGCGCCCTCGGCCGTGGCCGCATGGAGCTGGCGCGCCAGGAAGTCCAGGTAGCCGTACACGCTATGCTGCCCGCCGGCGTTGACGCGCGCCAGCACGTGCACGTTGCTGCGGCGCAGGCGCGCGTCCGTGCCGGGCAGGTGGGCCTCCAGGTCCGCCTGGGTGCGCTCGATCAGCGCCTGCAGCGTCGGTCTCGCGAAGGGCATCTTAGACGGCCTCCCAGACCCGCTCGAAGCGGTAGCGCGCCGGGGGCTGGCCCGGGCGGTGAATGATTGCCAGCAACGCCAGCGCGTGCGCGTGGGCGGGATCGGCGGGCCGCAGGTGCTCCACGATCACCTCGACGCGCTCGGCCACGCCGTCCTCCACCAGCCAGGCCAGGGCCTCCTCGGCGTAGGAGCGGGCCAGCGCCAGCACGGCCGCGGTGCCCTTGCTGCGGCTGAGCAGCCACAGCCGGCTCCCGAGACGGTCGCCGACGGCGGCGGGGTAGGCGTCCGCCCACCAGCCGCGGCGGTCGTCGCTGCCGTCCGGGGGCGCCTCGTCCGGCTCCGCGCGGCGGTCGCTGAACAGGCTCAGCAGCACGGCCGTCTCCAGCGCGGCGTCCTCGGCCAGGCCGGGCGGGGCGATGGCGTAGTCCATGCGCCGCGCGGCGGCGTCGTAGGCGGTGCGGATGTCGGGCATGGTTTATAGCACCGGGTCGCCGCCGGCCGTGCCGGTCTTGACGTAGTCGTCGATGGCGGTGGCCAGCTCCGCCACGACCTCCTCGGCCGTGCGCTCGGGGCCGGCGGCGGCGAGGATCGCCAGCAGGTCCGCCTCCAGTTGCGCCTTGTTCAGGGCCATCGCCTACTCCACCTTGTGCTGGGCGCTGAGCAGCGTCGCGGCCAGTCCGGGCACCGTGGGCACGCCCGTGGGATACCCCAGGTTGCCCAGGTGCACGTGGTTGTTCTGCCACGCCAGCAGCGCGTCGCCGAGCGGAATGGGCTCCGCGGCGCCCGCGCCGATCAGGAAGTTCGTGGCCTCGATCACACAGGAGCCGTCCGCCTTGAAGTGCAGGGAGCTGCCCGACTTGTGGTAGACCGCCACTTCGCCCGCGGCCAGGCCGGTCTTGCGGTAGCGCCGGTCGTCCAGGGCGATCACCACGCGGTGCCCGGCCGAGCCGCCCACCGCCAGGGCGATGCCCTCGGCGCCGGCCTCCGGAACGCTGGTGAAGCCGTACTGCTGCACGCGCTCGAGGCCCTGGGTCTCGCCGGCGAGTAGGGTCACCTGCACGCCCTGGCGCGCCAGGGAGTCGTCGATCAGCGCCAGCACGCAGCGCGCGACCATGCCTTGCAGGCGCCGTTGAACGGGCCTGAACAGCCGTTGCAGTGCGCTTTGCGTCACGACGCCCCCCCGCCCATGTTGGCCCACATGGGCACGGTCTCCGGCGGCAGGGCGAGGCGCTCGAAGGCGCCCGGGCGGTACAGCGTCAGCTCGGCCAGCGTGCCCTGCTCGTTCCGGCTGAAGACCACGCCGGCCAGGTGCAGCTCCTCGGCGATGCCCAGCGTGCCGTCCTCGACGTACACGCGCGTGTTGGGCTCCCACAGGCCGGCCGCGTGGTGCCAACCCACGGTCGTGATCGTCACCCGCGCGCTGCGGCCGCGGCGCACGTTGCGCTCCCAGAAGCCCCGCTCGGCGTAGCGGCCGGGCAGCAGCCCCGCCTCGGCGGACACCAGCAGCGGCCGGTAGCGGCCCACCCCGGCATCCTGCACCCGGCTCTCCGGCCCGACCAGGGGCGCCCCACTGAGGCTCGGCCCGGCGTCCTGGCCGCGCACCACGTACAAACCGAAGCGTTCCCGGTGGCTGAGGGCCACGTGGGCGCGCAGAATGTTCGCCCCCCGCAGCAGGGCAGTCGGCGCGCGCTCGGTGCCTTCGCGGGCGATCTGGAGCCCTCCCCGGCCGTCGCTGACGATGAGCACGCCCGCCAGGCGCGCGGCGCGCTCGAGGGCCTCGTAGACGGTCTCGCCCGGCTCCAGGGTGAAGGCCGCCAGCGGCTCCAGGCCGCCCACGCGGTCGGTCACCGCGATGCCGAAGGGCACGCACAGCACGGCGGCCAGCGCGGGCAGCGGGATCTGCTCGAAGTCGTTGGGCGGGGGCAGGGCCGCGCAGTCCACCAGGTCGCCGGCGGCGTCCCGCCCGCGCACGGTCAGCTCCGTGCGCTGGGCATCCAGCTGGGCCTCCACGTCGTCCACGTACCCGGCGATGAGGGGCGTGCCATCCACGCGCACCTCGCAGGCCAGGCCCGGCCGCAGGGCCTGGGGCAGGGCCGCCCCCGGCTCCGGCTCGGTGGCCACGCGCAGCTCGAAGGCGCCGGCGAGCTGCTCGATGGAGCGCTCGATGCGCACCGCGAGCCAGCCCGTGTAAATCTGCCCGCCCAGCACCAGCTCCACGTCAGACCGCATCGCGCAGCACCTCCAGCTCGATGCCCCCCGGCACGAATCCCGGGTGGGCCACGCGGTTGCGGGCCACGATCTCGGCCTCGCGCGCCGGGTCGCCGTAGAGCCGCTGCGCCAGCGCCAGCGCCGGCACGGTGACTGGGGGCGTGAAGCGCACCACGCGGGGCAGCTCGGCGGCCCGGGCGGAGAGGTCCTCGACGACGGCCCCGCGCAGGGCCAGCAGGGCGGCGAGCGCGTCGTCGTCGCTGGGCGAGCCGTCCACCGGGTCGGTGGCGCCGAGCAGGCCGTCCAGCGCGTCCACCAGCTCGCCTTGCACCGCCAGGGCGTCGGCGCTGGAGCCGTAGCCGGAGATCTCCGCCGCCGTCGCGCACGCCTCAATCACCGCCGAGCGCCGCACCAGGGCGTTGACGGCCGCCGTGTTGCGGCCGGCCTGGGCGCGGGTGTCCGTGTCGTAAGGCGGCGTGGGGTCACCGCCGGCGCCAAACAGCCCCTTGTACAGCGCCAGCGCCCGGAACGGCTCGTCGATCAGCGTAGCGATGCGAGTGATGGCCCCGCTCACCGCCAGGGCCAGCTCGGCGGGCGTGCGGATCAGGTCGGCCGCCGTAGAGGTGATGCCCGCCACGGTCTGCTCGACGGTCTCCAGCGCCTGCTCCACGGCGCGCTGGGCCCGCGCCACGGCGCGGCCCGCCGCCTTGAACTTGCCGATGAACGCCTGCAACGCGCTCTGCCTGGCGGCCGCGGCCGCCGTGGCCACGCCCGCCGCGGTGTCGCGGCGCGCGCTCGGAAAGCGCAGCGCGCCGGTTTCCGTGCAGGTGAGCGAGATCGCGGCCAGGCCGCCCTCGCGCGTGCTCTCGCGGACGCGCACGACGCCGACCTGCACCGTGACGTGGCCCAGGTAGGGGTGCACCAGGCCGCCGGGGCCCTCCCGCTCGCAAGCGGCCAGCAGGGCGTCGCGCTGGGCCATGTAATCCGCGCCCAGCACGAAGCACTCCAGCGTGAACTGCCGCGCGCGCCGCCCCAGGTCCTCGCTGGCCGGGGTATCGCGGCCGGGAAATTCGTGGGTCACCG